TTCACGCACTGCGCTCTTATGTTAAGATCAAGTCTATATTCAAAAATGCGCGGCAGCATTCCGTTCTTGTCCAGCTTAATGAAAAGGTATCTCGGGTATAATGATATTTTATTTTCGGCCAAAAGCATGTGGTACAAATGTCCTTGATATATCCAAGTATCCCCCTCGCTTGCCGAAGTCTTAAAATCGACTAAATAGGGACCTTTTCCGTCAAAATGAATCAAAGAATCGATCTGTCCAGTAATCATGTGCTCATCGCTGTAATAACGTTGTTCCGAGTTTCGGAAATGTGGCTTCAGCTCCTGGTTCCAGGCCAAAAAACTCTTAAAATATCCGTAACTCGCTTCGTCCAAAATGGGGAATTCTCCGGCAATTTCAGCGGCAATCGCTTCATGCACACGCGTCCCGATGCGGCATTTATTGGCCAGCACTTCGGGATCTATATGTGAAAAGTCATTTAAAGGAGCCAAAATCTCAGATACTCGGGCGTACTCGCGTCCATCTTTTATAATCATCTTTTTCTCCTATGAAATTTGCATTGATTTTATCACGATGACAAGGTAACATCAACCCCTAAATGAGTCTAACTTTTTATTATTGGTGAGAATGAAATTGAAAGAATACATGTTAAAATATAGAATTGAACCGATTCAATTGGCTTTTGCTATTAATTGCAGTATTGCCAGCGTTTACCGATACATTGCTGGAAAAAAAATGCACTTTAAGCGTGCTAAAATGATTGAAGAATGGTCTTTTAAGAAAGTTACTGTTGAGGAGCTATGCGGACCCAAATGGAAAAACCCCAAGAATTACTCTCGATGCCGGAAATCATCGCTTACGCGAAAATCGGAAGAGCCGCCGTCTATACCGCCATTAAAAAAGGACGATTAACCGCTATAAAGGTTAGGGGTCATTACAAGGTTTCTCGTTCCGAAATCGATCGTTATCGCCTGAGCAAATACAATCGCGACGAGCGGGAAATCAATGGAAGAAAGCTTTTTTGCGTTGAAGAGGGTACTTTTTCGGTACACCAGGTGGCCAAGATTGTGAGTAATGAGCTTAAAATAGCATATAGCATGCAACGCGTGTATCATCTCATTCGGACCGGTCAACTCAGGGCCAGCAGAGTGGGAAGAACTTTCGTCGTAATGAGAGACGATTTGATTGCTTTAATCGAAAAGGAAAAAGGGGTCAAATTCGAAGATTATCGGCAATTTAAATTTGGTAAAACAGCATGACGCAAAAACCAGCAGATGTTCTTCTACAGAAAAAACTTAAAAAAGCTTCACAAGAAATTATCTCTATTTTTGAAAAGAATGACTTTGACTTAGAGCAATGCTGCGCGCTTTTGGGGGGTATTTTTGCTTTTTATGCCGATCAGACGGAACATCAATTACCTTTTATTGCCCTTCTGTACAGTTTTATAAATGTCTCCAGGGATTTAAGGAGTGCTAAGGAATTAGAAGAGAAAGAAATTATTGATTCTCTTTAATTCCTTCTTCGCTTAAATAAATATTTTTACAAAGTATTTAAGCGAAGCATGTTTCAATTTGTCATAGAAGGCGACCCGACACCTCAAGAGCAGATGAACATGGCTTGCGACTGTCCCGGCGCCCACAAGTGCAAAAAATGGCTGTATAACCCTTCCAAAAAACACATCTCTCGACTCCAATGGCACATTAGTCCCACCGCACCAAAAGAACCCCTCAAAGGCCCCGTTGAGCTTACGTTGTGGTTCTTTCTGCCCATTCCGCCCCGGACAGCTTCCAAGACGCGACAAGCGATGCTCAATAGGATAATTCTCCCATGCATTACACCCGACGAAGATAACTGTAGTTATTTAATCACGAACGCATTAAAGAAATTAGTATACGAGGATGATAAGCAAATATGCGTCAAGCACGTGTACAAGTATTACGGCGAAGAAGGCAAAACAGTTATCAAAGTGCGTCCCATACTTCAATTAGATCCCCTGGGTTACCATGAGGAAGATTTTCGAGAAGAATGTTGAGAATTCGGATTTTTTAGAGTTGATTCTAACTCCGGAGGAGATTGACCAAGTGGGGGAGATCGGCGTGGTCCAAGATTTCCCGGAAGGATTGAACGGAAAACGAAATTTAAATGTATTTATAAGAGGTGAAGAATGCCATTAGTCAAGGGTGCAGCAGCGCGAAGCAAAAAGGGCTTCTCGGAGAATGTTAAAAGAGAAATGGAAGCAGGCAAACCGCAAAAGCAAGCTGTCGCAATAGCATATAGCGAAGCGCGCGGCGGAAAAAAAAAGAAGAAAAAGAAATGACTTCGTCCGAGGAACTCAAAAAGTTAGCAGAGAAAATCGCGGAAGATAATCGAGCATTGCTGCGAGAGCACAAGAAATTCTTCAAGGAAAGCCTCATGGAAGTGAAAGCCGCCATCAAAAAGAACGCCGGAGTTGCGAATTATATTCATGGATCTCTGCTTAAGTATGAGAAATCCTTAAAAGCTGTTAGCAAAACAAATGAGAATGTCGAAGAAACCTTGGGCAACGTGCTTCTTGCGATCCGCCAGAATGAGTATCTGCAAGCATGGCATCCCGAGCAATATGGGTATCCGGCAATGAAAGTAACAGGAAAACATCCAGCAAAAGTGAAGGTATCAGCATGAGTGAACCAAAACCACCCGCGTCAGCAGAAAAAAGCCTGTCGTACATCGCGTGGAGCCTCAAAGAAATAAGTGAGAATTTAACAAAGTTAATGCCTTTTTTAACTACGTATTTTGATACAAGGTCGGTGCATGGCCAAAAAGCGAAGCAAGACGAAATCCCCTTCTAACCTGCCGGTTGCGGTTAACAAGGGTGGGCGTCCAAAAGCGGTTGTCGATGAGCAAAGACTGGAAGATCTTGCAGCTATAAATTGCACCGTTCAAGAGATTGCCGATGTTGAGCGAGTTCACGTTGATACCATCTATGCTCGCTATTCCGATATTTTGCGAAGAGGACGCAGTAGGGGATCTCGATCTCTCAAGAGCAAATTGTTTGAAAAAGCAATGGCTGGTGACATGTCGGCATTAGTTTGGCTTAGCAAGCAGCAGTGCGGATACCGAGAGCCTCAAAAACTCCCCGAAGAGGCGACTTTGATTCAATACAACGTATACGTGAATGAGGTACCGAAGTGAAGGATGGTTGGTTTGGACGTTGGGTGCCCGCAAAAGATTCAGATATAGCATGTCCTGATTACGTTGAAATGGCCGTAAGTGCGATAAAGCGAACAGTCTTTGAGTCTCTTGGAGATGTTAAATACTCAGTCCAAAATGAGTCAATAATTTTGAGGCCCTCGAGTTCCAGGGTTTCTCCTGATTCTGGAATAATTGGATGGAGGGGAGAATTTGTTTTTCAAGACAAGGAGGTGCCGAAGTGAAAAAATATTTACTATCTGCACTTCTTAGCATTGGTTTGATCCTTCTTTTATACTTTGTTTGGCCCGAATTTTTGAAGTACAACTGGTTTAGCGTATATGGAGAAATTAAAGAACTTAAAGAGAGAGTAGAGCAATTGGAGGCGAAGTGAAGCACGAAATAATGATGATTAACAACGAAATGGAGTCCGATCCTTTGTTATCGCAAGTTTTAGAGTTGCTTCGGCAGTGGGCCTTGTCAAAGCAGTTTGATCCCGAAAAGTCGTTAGTGGTTCGGTTCAAGAGCGAGATCTTTCCGGTGGTGCTGACGAAATGATCATCCACGGCGATTGCCTCGAAGAGATGAAAAGAATTGAGCCGAATTCGATCAGCGCTATTGTTACAGATCCTCCTTATGGATTAAGCTTCATGGGAAAGGGGTGGGATTATGCAATACCAGGCATTGAATACTGGCATGAAGCAATTAGAATATGTAGACCAGGTAGTTATCTGCTTGCCATGGGAGGAACTAGAACGTTTCATCGCTTATCTTGCGCGATTGAAGACTCTGGGTTTCAAATTAGAGATACAATTATGTGGCTCTATGGGTCGGGATTTCCTAAGTCTCACAATCATTTCGGACTTGAGGGATTCGGCACCGCTCTCAAGCCTGCTTACGAACCCATCATAATGGCCATGAAACCTTGCGATGGCACTTTTAAGCAAAATGCCGAGAAGTGGGGACAGGCGGGGATTAATATTGATGGGTGTAGGATTGGCGAAGAAATCCGATTTAATGCGCCAGCTACGGCAAAAAAAGATACATTCAATTGTTCTCCTGGAAGCGGAACCGACTATCTTGGCAAAAAAGTGCAAGGCCGCTGGCCCGCGAACGTGATTCTCGATGAGGAGGCCGCCGAGATGCTTGGTGAGCCGTCGCGCTTCTTCTACTGCGCCAAGGCTTCTTCGAGTGAGAGGAATGGGGGGCTAGATGAAAGGATCCCAGAACAAACGACAGATGGTTGCATAAGAACTAATCCTGAATCGGCACGAAAATATCAGGCGAATAGTGCTCCACGAAAGAATCCCCACCCCACCGTCAAACCCCTAAAACTCATGGAATATCTAATCAAACTGGTAATGCCTTCAAAAGACGGAATCCTACTCGATCCTTTCGCTGGCTCTGGAACCACGATCCTCGCTGCTCGGAAGCTCGGTTACACGGCAATTGGCATCGAGAAAGAACAACAGTACTGTGAAATTGCAAGGGCGCGCATCGCTCAAGTTGAGACGAAATGAATTTAAAACAATGCATCATCTCAAAGTACAGCTCACTAAATGACTTTCCTCCCAAGCACAATCGCACTGTGTGGGAACTGATGAAATTACAAACAAAACTAACCAAGTTAGAGGACAAATTGGACAAGAAAATACACAAAATCACGCAAAGCATGCGCAAAGCCGAGAAAGATGTTAAGGCCGGCAAAAGTAAAGCTGCTGTACAAGTGCTCAAAGGCGCCGAAAAGAACAACGAGAAGCTGAAAAGAGAAGACCGCGATAAACGAGATCCTATGATCGATAAGTTTAAGAAAGCCAAGAAGGAGATGTGCTAATGGGACCCTGGACACCAATTAACGAAGGCGCTTTGGAGCCAACTACGTTATATATATATGCCAACTCAGAAGGGTCGTACCTCTTCGCTTCTGGTCAGCAAAAAGAGCAAGTTATGAAGGACTATCCGCAACTCACGGCGTGCAGGTTATTTTGCGAGGCTCCTTCAATTTAACTTAAGCCAGATTGGTGAGATTGGCAGTACACGGATCCTGGCCGCCATCAGTCATGCCGGGAGCAAGTCTATCAATGGTAATGGGGTAAAGTGGTACAGCGCCGGCGCCGGGACATGCTGCTTAGCTTTACGTAATGCATTAGGGCACATTGATTGCAGGTTCGAATCCTGCATTTGGCAATTATGAAACAAGAAGTAAACATCGAAATCCCACTTAATTACCGTTCTCGGCCCTATCAAATCCCGTTCTGGGAGGCAATGAAGAGGGGAAAGAAGCGCGCTGTCCTAGTGTGGCATCGTCGGGCCGGTAAGGAGAAGACGTGTTGGAACTTTCTCATCTCAAGAGCCGTTCAGAAAGTCGGCATTTATTACTACTTTTTCCCCCACTTCTCTCAAGGCCGTAAGATTTTGTGGGATGGCGTTGACAAGGATGGCTTCCGCTTCTTGGATCACGTTCCAAAAGATCTTATTGACGGCTCTCCTAACGCAACCGAAATGAAAATCAGGCTTAGAAATGGTTCCATTATTCAGATTATTGGCACTAATAATATTGATTCCATTGTGGGCACTAACCCTGTTGGGTGTGTTTTTACTGAATACAGTCTTCAAGATCCCGTGGCGTGGCAACTCATTCGACCAATCTTGGTGGAAAATGGAGGGTGGGCAGTATTTAATTTTACGCCTCGCGGTGCCAATCACGCGAAAGACCTTTATGAGATGTCTAAATCTAATCAAGACTGGTTCTGTCAAATCTTAACTGTAAAAGACACTGGAATAATATCCGCCGAAGACATACAAAAGGAACGCGAAGCTGGAATGTCAGAGGACTTTATCCAGCAAGAATTTTATTGTTCATTTACACTTGGCATTGAAGGTAGTTACTATGCTAGATACTTGCAAGAAGCACGAGATGAGGATCGAATTTCGAGTATTCCCTGGGACAAACAGTCTCGAGTTTCAACCGCTTGGGATCTCGGTTACGGAGATTCCTGCGCGATCGGATTCTATCAGCTCATCGGCAACGAAATCCATGTCATCGACTATTACGAGAATCACGGAGAAGGATTGCCCCACTACGCCCAAGTCCTCAAAGAAAAACCATACATATACGAAAATCACTACGCCCCTCATGACATCGAGTCTCATGCCTTTAGCTCTGGACTTTCTGCAAGGGAAGTGGGTTCCTGCCTCGGTATCAAATTTATTACCTTACCTACTCTCAAGCTCCGTCTCGAGGATGGCATTGAAGCCGTGCGTGGTATTTTCCCGCGTCTTTGGATCGATGCCGATAAATGCAAGCGATTAGTTAAATGTCTTGAGAATTACAGAAAAGAGTTTGATCAGAAGATGGAGTCTTATAAGGAGAAGCCGCGGCACGACTGGGCCTCTCACGGTGCCGACATGATGCGCTATTTGGCGATTTCTGTTAAGCTTCACGTTGATTCGAGTAAGAGCGGCGTGAGCGATATGCAAGCAGAGAGATGGTTTAAAGAAGCAAACCCGAGGTTTGAGTGATAACAACAACTTTTTCCATTTCACCACCTTTTATAAAACAGTTTTTTAATCCCACTCTGCTGAGCACTCCGTGTGTTAAGCTGCGTGATTCCTCCGATTGCATCTTTGAGATGCTCAATACCGCTGAGAAAATGTGGTATAAGTTAAAAAATAATCCCAAAAGATTGGCTCGATGCGAATCTTTAAAACAGGAAATATTACAATTGTATGAGCGGGCGAAAATTAAAGAAAAAGAGCACGAAAGCCAAAAGGATCACAAGACTCAAGAATTTGGATATCATGTTGCCTTGGATAAAACAATGGACAGAGATGTTTATTGGAGACTTAGATTCGGAAGAAAAAGCGGCGCGCATAGGTATAAATTCAGGAACAATAATGCGGTTCGAAAGGTACAAAAAGCTCGGAGAGGATCATTGACTGCATAAGCGCCTCGCACGTCAACGAACGGAACGAGCCCCTCAACAAGCCAATCAGGATTGAGTTATGAAAGCCAAGTGCTCCATCTGCAAAGCGAGATCTGTCCAAGCAACGGATTATCGAGGCCGGCTTCTGTGCGCCGAATGCCATTACGAGTACAAGGCGATCTTCGAGGGTTGGCAATCCAATAAAAACAAGAAAGCATTTAATGTGATAAAGGCTTGGAATCTGGCATATGGTCAGAGCGCGGCTTACTGGGATAAATTGTTCAAAGGAGAATTAAATGGAACAACGGATGACGGAGTGGGGAGCTAATAACACTCCTTTGAGCTTTATACCGCCTGAGGCTTATAATAAAGATATGATTACTCCGCTTGCCGACGGCCAACCTCCGATCCGCTACCCCCTCGACCCGATCGCCCTCGACGTGACCATGGAAGAGCATCTGGAACTGCTCCGCAGCCCGAAGAAGTGCCTAGCGCTCGGCATCGACATCACCAACGAAAGGTTGATATATGAGGAGAAACGGCAGTGGAACGGTTTTCCCCCGCTTCCCGACATAGATCCGAGGGAGGAAGTTGATGTGCAGTGAGTGCGAACGCAGTGAAAAAGAGTATCTAAAGATGCATTTTGCTGACCCGTATAGAGACGTGCCATTTTACGCGAAAGGAGAAACACTTGAGCAATCCTTCATCTTAAAAAGAGAATTTAAATACAAAGCTGAGGTTCTGAATGAGTTACCCGTTCAACAGACCAAATGACACCTCGACTGGCGGCGCTGGTGGTGGTGGGCCTGCAACCTCTGGCGGCTCTGGACGCGTGGCGATACCGATTCCCCCTCGAGAGCGACCCTTTCCGTGGCCTTTGCCTTACTCGGCAACTCAAGGAGCGATTGGTTGCGCTAACGGCTCGGGACTGGTGCAAGTGCCGCTTCCGCCTTATCATGGGCCTTTTGAGCCTTATTGGCCATACGCTGTGCCGGATCAATACTATCGTGGGTTACGAACACCGAGTTTAAGGTCTTGATTATGTGCAAAACGATTATAATCGAAGATGCCAATCTGGAGCCTGATCCGGATGAGCCAATACTGAGCGGGTGGATGACGCCTGGGTATTTCAATGAAGAATGGATTGAGAGTTTGAGGTCCTGAGATGGCCTGTGAGAACGAAAAGTGCGACACGTACGGCCTTCACCACGAATACTCCAACGGTGTCGAGATTCGGAAATGCTTGCCCTGCACTCTGGACGATTTGCGCGAAAAGAAAATACCGCACTTGCGTTGCCACAATTGCGGACTTCTTAAGAGCCCGGAAGGGAGAATGGAGTACCACTGCTTATGCTTAAGGTGATAGTGTGTCCATAAATGGAATTATAGACACAAATTAAGAGGCGAAACATGTCAAAAGAAAACGATATGGCTCAAGAGGCAGTTGATGTCGGCACAGCGGTGCTTCAAGCTTTAAACGAGTATGGAACGGACCCTATTACTGCACAGGCCGCTCTTGGCAACGCTTGGTTTCGCTTATGTAAAGGATTAGAATACCCAGCTACCGTTTTCCGCGAAATGTGTGATGGTATGAGTAAATTATATGAAAAGCAGAATCCCTAAGTGGGCGCAGCCATTCGGAGAAGAACGCTTCTGTTCAATTTGTCATTCCCCAAAAGTTTACTACGAGCGTGCAGAGAGCTGGGAGGAGAAAATCGAGTTGCATATTGGTCCGATTATACGTTGTACCAACTTCGCCATGAAATGCTGGTGCAAAGATTGTTTTGAGGATTGCGGAGGTAAACATGACTAAAGGCCTGGTACAGATTCCACGACCCCCGAGCCCGGTTCCGCGTTCTCCAATGAGTCCGATCGGCGTCCAGAGCCCATACATACCGTTTCCGAGGATTCCATATCCTCCGGGACAGGTGCCTCCGGTGCAGAACGTGACGCCGACACAGCTTAATCCTTAATCGATGGGATTTTGATTTTTATAATTATATATGTCTCTAAGCATTGAGTAATAAGTCTTTGATGTCGTAGATGGTCTGATTTTATCAAAGTTAAATTTTATCTTTTTCAGTAAGGTTTTATAATCTGTATTTTTATTTGATAAAAGAATATACGCAGCTCTTCTAAATCTTTGAGTTTTTGTAATATAATTATATTTAATTGAATAAGAATCAATTAGACTGCATAAATCATTTAATTTTATCAATTTTTTTTCAAACTCATCGAGTGTTTGTTGTGGTGGTAATATCACTTCTCCCTTTTTCAACTTTTTAATTTGGGAACCATGTCGTATATTCATCATATGTAAAAATTCAGCTATTGATATTTGGTTTCTATTACAAAATTCATTCAATTTTATGTATTCTGCTTTACCTAAAGAACTGTGAGCGTTCATGTAATCATCGGTTGCCCAATTTTGTTTGTAGGCATTTAGTCTGATTATATCTTCTACTTGCGCATCAGGAACTATCATGTAAAATACTTCGATTCCAAGCTTTTCAGCCACTCTCACGCAGTGTTGTCCATCTAACACTCTCATGTCTTTGTCTACTAATATTGGACGAAATTCAAGTAAGCTTTTTTCTCCTAATGATTCTTCTAATTTTTTTAAATTAAGTGGCTTTAATTCTCTGTTTTGTGGGTGTTTTTTGAAAATTGAATAATCTCTTGTACGTAGTATTTCTGACATAGTACCTCAAATTTTTGACGGGTAATTCAAGGCATACTTCGTGTAATAATTATTTGAAAGAACTTTTTGAAAAAGTCACCTTTTGGTAGAAACAGGTACACTTTCTTATTTTTGCTTTAAAACAGAAATTAAGCAAAAAATTCCGGTAACCATGCAGAACGCTCCAGAAAACTGTAGGAAATTCAGGGAAAATAGCAACCGCGCTCCCCATGCTACGCAGAAAACGAAAAGAATACTCATAAGAAGTTCAGACAGCTTATTCATAACTTAACACCAACTCCCAGTTAGTGTTTGTGGGTGTTTAATTTAAGTTTCGTCATATTTGACCAGCTTCTTCCACTTTTCTATGAGGGCTACACCTCTTTCGCTTTCCCAGTCCGATTTATTGATTTCCGCAAATAGAGATAAATCATAATTTTCAGCTGAATGATAAGAAATTCGGCCTTGAATGGGTTTTAAGCCCTTATCATGTAAATCGCACTTTCTGTCCTTGTTCCAAAAAGTACAACCATCACTAGATCGCACTTCCCAGGGGGCTTGACATCCTTCATGACCTTTGAGAGCAGGTTTTAAAATTGGACCGCAATTGCTAATATCAGGCAGGTCGTCAAGCATTAGCCGGTCAGCGTAACCGGAATCTATTATCTTCTCAAAATCTTCCACAGAACCGCAACATGGAGCGTGACATATGCGTTTGCAACTCTCGCAACTGCATTCGGAAGGAACGATTCCAAGCTTGTCTATGTAATCTTGACTGTTCATTGTTGCTGCCTAATTTAAGCGTGCAATGTATAATTCAAATTTGGTTTATACACAGGCGTGTCCATGGCTTCCCCGATGTCCAATTATTCCCGCTCACAAGATTCTACAGAATTTCTAGAACATTACAAGCGCGAAGTTGTCAAAAACGATCCGCGGCTCGAATTCCACCAAGACATAATCAAAGATTTTGGTGAGAGTTACGAGAGAGCTTATCAGTTGCTAAACACTTTTTACGCGGAAGCTTATAAGGACGTCTCGCACTTCCTGGGTAACCAGTGGAGCCTTGAGGAGCTTGCCTACCTCAACAACCAGAGGCGCAGCAGCTATACATACAATCGCCAGATGGCTCTCATCAACCTGGTGAGCGGAAGGCAGATCAAGAACCGTCGAAGCATCGTGATCGACCCGATCGAGAACTCTTCGGAGGAAACGGCTCAGATTCTCTCCGACAGCATGCAATATGTTATGAAGTATGGAAAGGGTTACGAAGCAATAAGCGCAGCTTTTAAGGGTTCCTTAATATCTGGTCTGAGTTTCTTGAGTCCTTACATCGACTATCGCAGCGATCCGGTTTCGGGAGACATAAAATTTCACAAAGATGATTGGAATGCCATCATTTTTGATCCGTTTCTCACTAAGCGAGATTTGTCCGATTGTTCATTCGTTGCAAGACGCAAATTCCTGTCGAGGACCGAAATCATCTCATTGATTCCTGACAAGGAAGACCTCATCAAAAGCCTGCCTTGGGGAAGCAGAGATGACAAGTTCACTTACATGCCATACGCGCGTCAGTGGGGAATGCAAAAGCTGCTCAATTACACAGAGTACTGGAGAACGAAGTGGGTTATTAAGGAAGTTCTGGTTGACATGATGACCGGCGAGACCAAGGAGTGGGACGGGGATCGTGCGAGATTGCGTCTCTTCAAGCAGTCATTTCCTAGCATTGAGGTGATCAAAAAGCCGGTACGTACCGTCGAGTTAGGGATCATTGTCGAGGGAGAGCTGCTGTACTATGGAAAAGACCCTTTCGGCCTGGATGATTACCCCTTCGTGCCGTTCTTCGCCGTGTTCGAACCGTCGTACGACCTCTTTACATGGAAAATTCAGTCTTTGTGCAGGGTCAATCGGGATTCTCAGAGCGAATTGAACAAGCGTCGCAGCAAACTGATCGATGTCGTGGATTCTCAATTAAATACGGGTTGGATTGCCAAGACAAACAGTGTTTCGAACCCCAAAAGCCTTTACAAGAGCGGTCAAGGCCAGGTGGTTTTTCTTAAGCCGGAAGCCCAGATGACGGATGTGCAGCGCCTCGAGGCCCCAAATGTGCCGCCAGCTTATTTTCAGATAGAACAAGAGCTTGGTGACGACTTTTTTATGTCTTTGGGCCTTTCTCGCGAGAGCATTGGCATGGCGGAGAACGAAAACGTCGAGAGCGCGGCGATTCTGTCCAAAATGCGTGCTGAAGCGGGGTGGTTGCCGATGGCTCACATTTTTGAGGGTTTAAGGGAGTCTGAGGAACTTCTTGGCGAAAAAGTGCTCAAGCTTATGCAACTCAATTACACCGCGGAAAAAATCCAAAACATTACCAAAAAGCAGCCAACTCCGGAGTTTTTTAGCAAAATCTTCGCGAAATACAACGTCGTGGTCGAAGAAGGCGTGCTGACAGACACTCAAAGGCAATCGCAATTCATCCAGATGAACGCACTTCGTCAGATGGGTGTTCAGTTCACCGATGCTGAAATCGTGGAAGCGTCCAACCTTCATGATAAAAAGCAATACAAGGAGCGTTTGGCTCAGCAGCAACAAGCGATGCAGCAGCAGCAACAGCTCGCGACTCAAGTGCAGATCGAGGCGGTAACGTCTAAGACGGAGTCCGACAAAGCGTTGGCGGCCGAACGTCTGAATAAGATTCAATTGGATGCTGCGCTCAGTGCCGAGAGGATCGCAAGGGCGGATGAGGATCGAACTGCTGGTGTTTTGAACTTGATCAAGGCTGTAAAGGAACTTGATGGCATAGATCTTGATCATCTCCAGAGGAAGATTGAGTTGTTGCGACAGCTTGAGGAAGGAAAGACCACTCCGGAAGAAGCCACATCACCCAAAAAGCCAGAAGCACGATCAGAACCAGCATCATAATGCCGAAACACTCAAGAACGTTTTGTATGTTAAACTTCATGAAAGCCTCCTAGTTGCCTATGTATTCCGGAACCCAAAAATCCACGCAGCGGGTTAGTTCGTGATTCAGCAGCCACATGCACATCTCATCGTCTGATGTGAAAAACCACCAGTCGAGTTTTAAGGAAAAGTTGGCTGCTCCAAATCTCACGTTAATACCGTTTCTAACTCCGTTATCCGGCTTTCAAAATTAAAAGTATACAAGCAATTTGCCTTAGCATGTATAATTCAAATTTGAATTGTATATCAATTGCAGAGGCTCGCCGTGCTATTCAATCCATTACAAAGTTTTTCAATCCATGAGATCGGATCGATCGTTCCCGAATCCTACTCGCGTCAGCTTGACGAACGGGTTTTGGAGCAAGAAATGCCCTACGGCTACACGAGTCCTCCACCTCCTGCGGATACCGGAGATTACGATCAACGAAGACTTGAAAGCAACAAGCAATACTCCGTTCGAGGGGGAAAGGTCCGCTAATGGCGAAGGAAAAATGGATTCAAGCGATGCATATGAAGAAAGGTGCTCTGCGCAAAACCTTGCATGCAAAAAAAGGCGAACCGATTCCCGAGGCGAAACTGAAGAAAGCGGAGCACTCGAAGAACCCTAAAACGGCGAAACGCGCGCGTTTAGCTGAGACCCTGAAAAAACTACACAAGTAGAGGTTTTACCATGAAAAAACAAGATTTCAAAGACCGCATGCACGAGCACGAAGGGATGAAACATCACATGCACCACGGACATCACCATTCTTCCCATGGAATGTACAAAAACGAAGTGGAAAGACCTCCTCCTCCTCCTTTTGGCCACGTGGACGCGATGCAGAACATGGGCATGGGAATGCACGAGTGGAAAGGCGAGGCTGATCCGATTGCTTATGGCCAAGCTTCGAAAGAAGGTTGTGCTTCGGACGAGAAAAAGATCCATTCCCAATTCAAAGATTACCACTGGGATTGATGCGTGGCTCAAGAGATCGGTGAGAGCCGTGAGGCGTGGGGGAAAGACGTCGTAAAGATGGTCGAGGATTTCGCGAATGCGATGAAGTCGGAAGTAAAGCCGTTTTACATCGTTTATGCGTGCAAAGAGGATCGGCCCGCAAGCGCGAAGTTTGGCAAGACGGTATTCCGCCAGACCATGAAGGCTTACTACTCAAGGCCGCCAGCGATGCTGGGGATTTTGGTGTGGTTCGTGAATCACCCTATGGGCCAGTTCAACTTCATTCCTGAGCTGAGCGCGCCGCCAGATGTGCCTCTTGATCCTGCCTTACTGTCCGACAGACCTGAAGATTCTTTTGGAAGCATCGCAGCCAAAGGGAAGGATTTAAAAGTTTTAGTTTCCTGAACCGACGAAAGAGCCCTTGAGGTTCCGTCACACCAAGGAATTACGAAGTATGTCGATTGATATCGATATGAAGAGTTACGCGGGCGCAAATGATGATTCTGCCGCCGAGAATCAAATAGTAGATACGAATTCTTACCAACAAGGAGCCGAGGAGTATCCGGTAAATCTAGAGTCGAATGAGGAGCAAAAAGCGTCTCAACCGCCTCCAGAGCAACCGAATACCAATCCACAGTCTGAGCATTTCAGAGCGCTTCGAGAGGAAGTCGATCGAATTAAGGCCGAAAGGGAAGCAGAAAAGCGCGAGCACCAGCTCCAACTTGAATTGCTTCGAGCCAACTTGCCTCACCAGCAGCAACCTACCGAGCCGTCAAAGGAAAGAAGATTCCTCGAAGGCATGAAGGAGGACGACATCCCCAACGTAGGGGAGTTGCGCCGCGAGTGGGACCAGAAGGAGAGCATGTATCAGGCTCGTCTCGAAGAGCTTCAGTTCGCTCAAAGCCATCCCGACTACGCCGAGGTGCTAGATAAGTATTTAGCTCCTCTCGTGAAACAGAAACCGCATCTCGCTCGGGGTATTCAGGCTTCCGACCATCCTTCATTGATGGCTTATGAGCTTGGAAAAATGTACCAGCAAATGCAGGAACGACAGTCGGCGACGATAGTCAGTGAAAATGCTCAAAGAATCGTGGAAAACGCCAAGAAGCCAGGGACTTTGTCTCAAGCTGGGGGCCAATCCGCTCTTTCCCAAGCCGATTACTACGCATCGATGTCTGATCGGGAGTTCATGAAGTTTGCCGGTAAAAACCTCGAAGGGATCTAACTTTGAGATAAGGCAATGGCTCTTACCAATACCACAGTATTGCCGCCCGAAGTACGCACGTATTTTGATCGGCTGCTCTTGACGCTTGCGCGTCCCTATTTTATTTACGACTTATTTGCTCAGAAGCGACAGATCCCGATGAATTCGGGTAACGAACTCGTGTTCAGACGCTATTCTACGCTTACCGCGGCGACAGTTCCTCTTACAGATGGACAAACGCCTCCGGGAGATTCGCTTAACGTTACTGACTTCAAAGCTCAGATCCAATGGTACGGTTCGTTTGTTACGATTACTGACCAAGTCCAATACGTGGTGCAAGACCGCGTCCTCAATGAGGCAACGAAAGTTCTTTCGCTTCAACTTGGGCTTACCATTGACACGCTCATCCGCGACATGTTCGTGGGCACTGCGTCAACAATTGCCTGCACAAATGGTCTTAACGGTAACACACCCACTGAGATCACCGACGCGGACATCCAAAACGTAGTTATTGCTCTAAGACAAGGCAACGCACGTCTTATGACCAACCCTCTTCCCGGCGAGAACAAGTTTGGAACTTCTCCCGTGCGAAGCAGTTACTGGGGCTTTATGTCGGTTGATCTCCAGGCCGATCTTGAGGCGGTTTCCAGCTTCATTTCCGTGGCCAACTACCCTAATCCTCTCAATGCGCTTGAGGCGGAATGGGGCTCGACTCGCAACGTGCGATGGCTGATGAACACCAACGGCTACTCCAACGGTGCGTCTCCAAACGTCTATTCTTCCTTCGTCCTTGGCCAAGAGGCTTATGGTGTGGTGAGACTGGGCGCTAAAGAGGCCGAATTCATAGTCAAGCCTTTAGGTGCTTCGGGAACTGCTGATCCGCTCAACCAGAGGGGAACAGTTGGTTACAAATATCCTTTTGCCACTCGCATTCTGAATGACAACTGGATCTCTCGCTTAACTTCAACGCTGTAAGGAGGATCTCATGGCTATTGTAAAAAAAGGCACTCTTACGGTCGCGACTGGCGGAACTGCTCAAAACCTAAATCTCGGCTTTATTCCGAGTTATTTCAGGATGGTCAACAAAACCATTCAAACTTCGGGAACCGTCACCGGCGTAACTAACGTTGAGTGGTGGAACGATATGGCCAATGCTTCGGCTTATCTTACCACTTACACAACGGGCTCAGGAGTTCTTTCGTACACTTCCACTAACGGGGTCACACCTTACACCACGACTCCGGGCACAGAATTCGTCCCGCTCACGGGCTTGCCTCCAGGTGCTACAAACGTCAGTTTGACGATCACCGGCATCTCCAAGGCGGCGAATGCAAGCATCACTGCAACGCATGCGTTTACCTCGGCTGACATTGGCGTGACTACAGTGACCTTCCACAACGTGGTGGGCATGACTCAGATCAACACCCTTTCGGGAGTGATCCAGAGCGTGACGAGCACGACATCGTTCACCGTAAACATCAACACAACGAACTTCACTACGTACACTAGCGGGGGTATTGCCACAATCATCACTGGCGTGCCACCTACTACGCAGTTTGGTTTCCAAGTGGAAAACACTCCGCTTTACAACGTGGGCTTCATCGGCTTGACCTTGGGATCAACTCTCATGGTTAACACAAACGATGTATGGCAGTACCTGGCGTTGCTAGATGCGGACTTCACTAGTTACTAACGAAGTTGAGCGGTAGGGATATCTCTGCCGCTCCTACTTAAGCAGGTGCAATGACCTCGAACGCAGTTCCTCCAAGCGTCACGCCTCCGTCGCCAAATGAGTACCCCAACACGATTTTATCGATCACGGGGATCACCAACGCTTCGCAGGCCAAGATCACGAGCGTCGCTCACGGCTTTACAAGTGCCGACGTTGGGTTGACTTTTGTCATGCCGCTCCAAGTGCAAGGAATGCTGCCGATCAATGGCGTTTCTGGGCTGATCCAGTCCATCGTGGATGCGGATAACTTCACCGTCAACATCAATACAAATTTCTTTCCTGTCTACCGCTCCGGAGGGGTGCTGAGCGTCCTTACGAGTGAGCCGCCGACAGAACAACAAGGCTTTCAAGTTTTTAACAGACCTTTTCAAAACATAGCATAGGTGTAGCATGGCAAGACCAAAGTCAAAATTAAACGCCTCTAAAGCGGAAGTGGTTCATCAAGCTTTTTTGGTTGAAACCCCTGAAGGATTTGAAGAACCGCAGGCTCCAGAGATAGTGATCGCGCAATACATTCCCGAGATGCGCCGCGTTCAATTCATCAACGGCCGCGACCCTGGTCAAGAATTAATGTTCCACTACCACAGCAAAACGCATCCCTTGAAGCATTATACCTTGTTCCACGGCAAAGAATACGATTTGCCGGTTGAGATCATCGAACACCTGGAGAGCCGAGTCGAATGCATATATGGCTACCGTCCCGGGCCGAGCGGTCACCCCGAAATGTACGTGAAGGGCCACAAGTATCCTTTTAGCTGTAAAGCGGTCAGAAAACAAGATCGCATGGCGGCTTAATCATGTCTTCGCCTACGACAGCGGGTTGGACGTTTGCCAACATGCAAACCACATTTAGGGCCGTTACGGGAACGCCAAGCACGGATCAGTTGAGCGACGATCAGGTCAAAGCGTTGCTCAATAATTATTACGTGTACAGCATGCCGTTTGAACTTAAAGAGCAGATCACCGATCAGTTCTTGACGTTCTTGACCACTCCTGGGATTGACGTTTACGCTTTTCCGGGCGGATTTTTCACGGATGCTCCTGGCGCTTACGCTGACGGTTTTCCGCTTGTTTTCTACGAAGATCCCGACATTTTTTTCCAGGATTGGCCTCAACAGTACGCTGTCAACAACATCGCTACGGGCGACGGAGTGACCACGGCATTCTCCGGAGGCCTTCAAAATCCTCCAATCATTATCGGCTCTTTGTTTTTCGCGGCGGACGATCCGACGGGCACACAACAAGTGCTTCAGGACAACGGTGATGGAACTTTGAGCGGAGACGGCACGGGCACGATCAACTACCTGACCGGCGCTTATTCCATCACGTTTAATGCTGCTCCGGCCTCAACCGCTGTGATCTATGGCAAATACCAAGGTTACGTGGGGAATCGGCCTCAAGGCGTGCTGTTCTTCAACAACGAGTTTACGTTCCGCTCGGTTCCGGATCAGGCATACCAAATTTTAATGCAAGGGTACATCAAGCCGGACTTGCTGGTTAACGACAGTGACACGCCTTTGCAAGCTGAATGGGGGCCTTTGATCGTTTATGGGGCCGCTCTGGATCGTTTTAACTATACTGGCGATAACGAAAGTTACGATCGCTATTACCCTGTGTTTAAGCGCTGGGAGAATATCGCTCTTGGGCGCACCGTGCAACAACTGACCGAACAACAATCCGTACCGAGGTTTTAAGATGACTTATAATGCTGGGATTCCATTGGCAACAGACCTCATCTCGGTGAGCCAGGGACAACTTCTTGCTAATTTTCAGCAATTGAATACGCAATTCGCAGTCGACCACGTTGCGTTTAACACGGGCTCTGGAAACGGAGATGGACATCACAAGCAAACCACGTTTAATGCCAGCGTTAGTCCTTCGGCGCCGACGGGAACACAGTCTGTCTTGTATCCACAAACGGTGGGCGGACTTATTCAGCTTTTCTTTCGAAACGCAACGACAACAACGCAGTTGACGGGCGCTTCATCGGTGGTGGCAAATCCTGGATACGTCTTTTTGCCGGGAGGGTTGATCATGAAATGGGGCGTCGGGGCGGTTACGGGATCTCCGGTGGCATTCAGTCCTGTGTTTCCAACGGCTGCGTTTGCAATGATCGTCGTGGGTACCAGCACGCTGTACACGGGAGGTTTTGTTGTGTCGGCCTTGAGCGCAAGTGCATACACGGTATCCAGGACGTCAGGAAGCGGAGCTACGGGGTATTATTACATCGCTTTGGGTAATTGATGCCGGCTTTACAACCATTCCTAATCTCTGAGTTCTCGACGGGCCTCTCAACCACTCTCCAGCCGTGGACCCGCCCTAGAGACGCCTTCGAGCCTCTCATCAACGCTTACACCTATCGAGGAGTGATTAACAAGAGGAACGGTTACATTCCGTTTGGCGATCAACTTGCGGACACTAATCCGGTGATGGGGATCATGAATCGGATCGACGAGTCAACAGGTGCGATTTCGTTGGTGGTGGCTTCTACTACAAATGCTTATTTATACATCGCTGGATCAAATACATTTTCTCCTTTGACAGCTGTGGGCGGAAGCGCTTCGGTTTTCTGGACTGGTACTGCCACTGGAACAATTGTCATTCCCACTTTTTGGCCCAACATAACCCCGGCAAGCGTCACCATTACAGATGGGATCAATAATCTAACATTTGACGCGGGCGGAGCCATGAACAGCGCTCCGGCGGGAATTTTTGCAGCTGGAAGTACGTTTAATTTTACAACGGGCGTTGCCACGATCAATTTTACAGGAACAACTGCGAATGTTAGCTTAAGTCTCACCGCAACTCTGGCTGGCGCCTATTTTACAGGAAACAACACCAACTTTTTCAATTGGGTTAGTTGGCAACCGACCGATCCGACGACTTTTGTCTCGAGCGTGAGTTACCTGTATATGACAAATAACGTTGACCCCGTCACGTTGTTTGACGGAATGAACCTCTCAAGGCCCATACTGTACGTGAATTCGGCGCATACTGATTACATCACCAAGGCTCTCGACGTGGCTGTCTATCAAAACAGATTGCTCCTTCTGCGTCCCTCCTTAAATTCCACTTCGAATCCACTTAATCAAAGTATCTACTTTAGCGCGCTATTCAATCCGCTCAATTTCATAAACGACGTCGCCGGCAACGGAGGCCAAGTTACGGCTGCTACAGGAGACATACTGCAATGTCAAGAATTCTTAAGAAATTCGATTATCGTGTTTTTCACGAACAGTACTTGGCTCTTTCGCTTCACGGGCAGTATCTCAGATCCTTTCCGCTTTGACAAACTGACGATCAGCAAGAATGTAAGCTCGCCTTACGGGTCGATTGCCTATGACGAAAGAGCAACCGCAGTGGGCAGCCTTGGTTTGATTGCTTGCGACGGTGTCAACGTGCAGCGTTACGACAATGCCATCATAGATTTCTATGAAACGGAGATGAACGAACAATATTTTGGGCAAACCTTTGGGATTCGCTACGATAACCTGAATCAGGGATGGATGTTGTATGTGAGCAACGGCACGACCAACCCAGTTGTGGGAAGTGGGGCGCCGGGATCGGATTCGGCTTTAATCTACAACTTCGCAGAGCAAAGTTGGGCAACGTATACGTTCTCGGTGCCGATGACATGCATGGGTAAGTTCCTTTCTGTAAGCGGAAAGACGTGGGCCGATTTAACGCAGGCTTGGTCGGTTACCGATTTCGCTTGGAAGAGTTATTCGAATCAAAAATTGGCTCCGATTTTGCTCATTGGCGATGTAAACGGCAACGTTTATTGGATCGATAACGAAGATGCAGTGACAGACAACGGGAATCCTATCATACCGGAGATAACTTCTACTAGGTGGAATCCTGTTTTACAGACTGGGCAAAAGACTCAATTTGCCTATATAGATATCTATTATAAGGTGGTTTCAACTGATCCAAATGATCCGATTCAATTGACTTTAAGTTTCTACGTGGATAACTCAGAGGATGATGCTCTTCAAAGGACGCTTACTCTGGATGGGCCTATACAAAATGGTTCAAGTATAATTGCAACTGGTAATGGTGGCTCGAGTTATTCCGGAACTATTTCTCCGGGTGGCTACATATATCCAGATTCAGTAAATATTTCTGTTGTCACAAGCAGTGGGTTAGAAAGTTTTACGGATGATGGCTCTGGAATTCTTGTAGGCAGTTTAGGGGATACTGGAACAATTAATTACGTTACCACAGCTTGGACTATAGTTTTATCCTCAAGGACAGTAGAGAATGGAGTTCCATTTCAAGCGCAGTATGTGCTTAACAAGCCAGAAGGATTTGCATTTAAAAGGATTTATTTAAATCTGTTTGGCGAATTTATTAAGATGGACATTGATCCCGTTTTCGACGCTCCTTTCCAAATTCTTGGATTTATCATCTGGGCTCGCACAGCGGGAAGGATGACTCCGTGACGTATCCTGTTTATGAGTTTCCATTTCTGCCGACAACGACGGTCATTCCATCCGATAAAGACTTGTTCATCCCTTATCAAAACCGCGTTTACGAGGAACTCGCTGCCGCAATCAACGAGCGAGACAATTCGTACTTTCCATGGCCGATAACTTCGACTGCCGCGAACATCCCTAATGTGCCCAATTTCGGAGCGTTCATCATCTGCATCTCTGGGGAGACTTCGACACTTCCGACTCTCACCGCCAGCCTTTGTAAAGCCGACGCCACAGCAGCGGGCAGCATTGCGGTTCTCGGAAGTCAAGTTGGAACGGGTGCCTGGGCCGGAAATGCCTTAACCATAACCTCGACTGCGACGAATTTTCAAGTGGCGCACGACCGAGCAGGGGTGTCTGGCAACTTTAACATCAGAGTAATCGGAACTCAGGGATAGCCATGTCAGTTGAATGTAAAACCGTTTTACATCCGGTGCCAAATCTTTCCGACTTAACGTTTGTGAAGTTGAAGATTCCGCGCTGCATCCCCAGGGAATTGATTGACAACGTCAAGGGAAGAACGTTCACTCCGGAGCAGTTTTACGAGTACCAAAAAGGGCAATCTCATAATCCGAACAACTACTTGTACGGGTTGATCGATGAAAACAAGGTAATACACGGATATTTATGGGCGGAAAAAAATTATCTAGATGATTCTCTGTTTATAAACACTTTCTCGATCACGAAGGAATACTGGAACAAAGGCGAAGCGATATCAAAGGCGATTGAATTCTTAAGAGATCTCAAAGAGAAAGCTCACGCAAAAAGAGTTTATTGGGTAACTACTAATGATAAGTTTTTTTCAAAGAAAGGATTTAAAAAGAGCCGTCAGATTTTGATGGAGTATCAGGATGCTGAGCCGTCTTAGCCAACGATGGGTGCATCATGCCGTTCATTATTAATACAGTCTCGATCTTGGTTAGGCGAGTTTCGATGGAAGAAAATCTTTGATTCATGTCCTCAAACTTGGAATCCATGTAGTGATGAAGGTAACACACAGCCCCGATGATAATCGCCAGAGACTTGATCGTTTCGTAATTCTTTTTGAAGAAGTCCATGAAAAATTTCCTTTTTCAATACATCTTACGCTTATTTTATATTTATTGTTATTATAAAGAAAAGTTTACACAGGTGCACACATGGGCCAGAGCAAGGGCGGCGGATACGAAAAGTTACCCACACTAACTCCACAACAAACAACGATGTTGAACCAATTTTTGTCGCAAGGAGGTCAGAACCTTCAAGGCGCGGCAGCCGGTTATCAGCAATTCCTTCCCGGCGGAGGTGGAGGACAAGCCTTCCAAGAGCAAGCCAAGAAAAACTTCGAGCAAAGCACGATTCCATCGATTTTGAACGCATTCGGCTCAGGCACGAAGGGGTCTTCGGCTCTAAACCAAGCTTTGGCCTCAGGAGCGGCAAACCTTAACACCGACCTCGCGGCGAAGTTGGCAGACATGCAGTTGCAAGCGGCTGGGGGGCTCGGAAACCTTGGTTTGGGTCAAGCGGGCTTGGGATCTAAGGATCAATTCGCTTATGCTCCGAAACAAACTCCGTTTTGGCAGCAACTTTTGTTAGCAGGCACCAACGCAGCGGGACAGGCAGCAAGAGGTTGGATCGGTGGCAAATAAATCCTTTTCTCGTCAGTTCAAGCGCGGAGCCTATCCAGATCAACACTGGGATGAGAGTGTGCGTGTAAACGGCCATGAGCCTGATTCTCCGTCGACGATGCGCAAGCGTCAAGGTGTGGCTCGGGGATCGCAAACGGAAGCTAATCCGGGATTGGTTGGCAAGCAAGATTTTAAGAGGAGACGATAGTCGTGGTACAAGTATTACCGGCAGTTCCGAGTTTTGGAGAGAAGTTGGCAACCGTGTTGGGCGAAGCGGGTTCAAATATTGTTCAAGGTTTTGAACAAAGAAGAGCGCGATCAGCTTTAGAAAAGATGTTGAATCCTCAATCTCAGCAGCAATCAGCCATGGCAACACAAGGCCAAACCGGGGCACAATCTCAAGGAGAGCAGCAATCAACAGTTGATCAACTGCCAATGAAAGCGCTGCAGTTATACGATCTTGCGGCAAAAGCTTACGGACCTCAACAGGCCAATATTTTAGCCAAAGGATATTTGGAATCTCAAAAGTTAAACGAAAAAGAACAACAAAAAATTAGAGCCGAAGAGCGGGCTTTAGGCAGGAAATCTTCTGAAGGATTCTTCGAAAAAGTAGCTAGTGACCGAGCAAAAATCCCCGAAGAGCAATTGGCCTCCGACATGATTCTCGATGCCGTCAAGAGCGGAGACATCGACCCTTGGTCTAAAGCACATTTGGCGGACATTGCACGTGGTTTTGGGGCTCCGGATGCGTTGTTGACAGCTCTAGAAACTCCTGGATCAAAGGAATTCAAAACCGCTAGGAAGACTTTCATCGGAAACACCATCAAAGACGCTTTCAGGGGAACAACCACGAAGATTGAGATTAATCTGGCCGAAGATATGTTATCTGAGATTGGGGTGTCAAAAGAAGGAAATCTCGCATCTGCGTGGGGTCTTCAGGCGGGTCTTGACATCCGAAAGGAAAGAGTGCGTCTTGCTGATCAACTTGCTGAACAAGGCGTGTCTCCTTCGAAAATCCCTATCGCGGTTGATAAATTGATGGAACCATACATCAGGCAAGTAAAGGATGAGTATTTTGAAGCATTGAAAGATCTACGAAAGAAGGCAAAAGGTGGCAAATAGATTCCTGGATTCAATATCTTCTCCTGCACAACAATCACCTTCCCCGGTAGGTGAGTCAAAGCCGAATCGCTTCCTTTCTTCAATCGAAGGCACCGAGTTTGCGCCGCCTTCCGAAGGGTTTTTGAAGGGAACGGCTCGCACTTTAGCTCAATTGCCGCTTGGTGCTTTGCAGAGATATACCTATCCGGCCGATGTAATTAAACTTCTTACCTCGGGAGCCTCTCAGGAAGTCTTAGCACAACTTCAAGAAGAAGAACCAGAACTTAAGAACGGAATTGCAGAGCAGGCGCGTCAGAAAGCTGAAAGTTATTTACCAACTCAAGGTTTAGCTGAGCAGTTAATAGAGGAAAAAACAGGCTTACCACTTACTCCAAAAAACAAATTACAGAAATTAATTCGCCTGGGAAGCACAGCGGCAGCGTTTCGCCCCAAAGCTCCTCTTACGGCAGGTGTTACAGCGCCGGCGGTTGCAGGTGGCCTACATGCGGCTGGGGTCCCCGAGTCTGTGGCTGAACCGGTTGGTCTATTGGCATCTGGTGTGGCTCCGTCTCCATCAGTTTCAAAAGTTGTAAAGCCGTCAGGTTTACCTGCTCGCCGATTTGAGAAAGTCACAAAGCCCACCAAAGTCTCTCCTGAACGATTTGAAAAGATTAATGAAACTGTTGAGCAAGATTTTAGGAAAATTGCTGATAAAATCTTGGAGAAAAACCGCACTTATTCGGCTTTAAAAGAGGATACGCAATTCAAAGAGAAGATTGGAGATCTATTTGAGAAAGTCGAAGATTTGGCCAAAGAAGTGCCGGGAAAATTGCATACAGACGATCTGCGCCAAGCTTTTAAAAAGCGATTCCGAGGCCGAGAGACCAAAGGGATCAGTCCGGACGAATTCGAGCGCGCTTACACCAAAGAGATCCGCGACATAAACAATGCGATTCCTCACGAGGAAATGACCGCTTTACAAGGTGTGGAGCAGTTCCGAAAGAATAATAAGTCCCTTCGTGAGTTGTTTGAACCCGGTAAATCTTCTGCTTATAACCGTGCGAAGAGGGAAGCACTTTTAGAATACAACCGCGCCATTGAGGATGTTTTTAAGAAAAAGTATCCGGATACCGAGTTCACAGATCTCTTCGAGTTCACCAATAACCGTTGGGCAGAAATCAACGATATTGAACAAATCGATAAATTCTTCGGAGACGTATTCAAAGGAAAAATCGATTTCAATCGCGCGAAGCAGATCTTAAACAAAGACAAGGAGCATGTTGCACGGCCATTCAAACGCATCTTGGGAGAAGAGGGATTCAAAGACATCAAAGGGTTAATGAATGACCTTATGAGCCAAGAGAAAGCTTATGGGTATATTAAGAAAGCTGAAAGCGCTGGCTTCGGAAGTCTTGCAAAATCTGTTGGGGCATATTTGGTTCATCCTAGTCTTGCAAAACTAAAAATAACGGGTGAAATTGCCAAAAACCTTTGGAAATCACTTTTGGATAAACCTCAATTATCGGTAACCTGGAAAAATGGTATCGACAATTTCAAAAAAGGAAATTACAAAGAAGCCGAAAAAGATTTTGCAAAACTAGAAAAAGAATCAAAATAAATTAATTTTCTTTTAAAACCATGAATCATCTGAATTCCATCCCCATATTGCACCAATTATACCCATAATAATACTCCACATGTTAATCTCCTTTTTTAATTAAAACTTCTAATCTTGCAGTTCTTTCTCTAAGCAAAGAAATTTCATCTTTCATGGAAAAAAGATAGTTTATCATCATGAAAAACCCACCGACGATAGCTATATAAACACTTATCTTTTCCCAATTAAATTGTTTTAATTTTTTACTTGCCATGTGGGAAGCTCCAATAAATTCCCATTCCAAGTACTGCTACACAAAACATTATTGGCCAGATCATAAATCCTCCTGATTTCCCATCTATTTTATCATTTTGTCTCATTTTACTCATACTGAATGATTATTTTAATTCCATGGCAGTAAATCGATGTCTAAATTAAAATTGAATTTAGACAACGTGCTTTCAAGGAGCCCTTATGCCACCAACACTTTCCCCCCAAACGACCCCTTTCTATGGAGGCGGTCAAGTTCTCAATCCCGCTAATGTAAAACAAGCAACTACTGCTCCTGGTACTAAGTTAACAGAAGATGCACTCGGAACGATCACAGTTGACTACGTGGCAGGGAACATTTATGGGTTGGCCAAAAAGTCGGGCGGCGTGGACACATGGGTGCTTCTGGGTGGTTCTTCGGGAGCTATTGCATCGGTATTGGGCACAGCTAACCAAATCACGGTTAACACGGTCGGAAACACTGCAACTGTAAGTCTTCCTTCGGCGATCACGGCTCCTGGCTCGTTAACCACGACTACGTCTTTGGCGGGCGGCACTACAGTCACAGCAGGCACCGGAATCACAGCTACAACCGGAAATATTGTGGCATCTACTGGAAACATCACGTCGACTCTTGGTTCCATGTCGGCAGCCACTACAGTAACGGCTGGAACGGGCATCACGGCCACTACAGGTAACATTGTTGCTACAGCCGGACAGGTCAACGCTGGAACTAGCATGACTGCGGGCACAGGACTGACGGTGACTACAGGTGGAATTCTAGTTTCTGGCGGAGACATTATCAATTCTCACAGTAATGCGGGAACCGACGTTACGATCGAGGTCACCAATTCGGACAATACTAACGGTGCTTCTAGAGCGGGTGTTGAGATTGCAACGGGCGGCGCATCTGGGGGCGATCCCTACTTGAGTTTTCAAATCAGCGGTGTGGCACCCTCTACTATGACTATGGGGCTTGACAACTCTGCCTCAGACCTCTTCGTAATATCAAATAGCACGGCAGTTGGCACGAGCAATGCGCTAACTCTTTCCCAAGCGGGCGCTTTAACGGCGAGCACTTCCATAACAGCAACTTTAGGAAACATCACCGCTACTAACGGAAACGTTGCACTGGGCACAGCAGGGAACAAACTGGTGATTGCTACGGGAGCCAATGCATCGGTGGGAACTTCTTCTGCTATGTCAGGAACTCCAGGGGCCGTAACTGTGGCAACAACAGCTTCGAGCGGCACAGCGTTAATATTCTTCAGCCGAAATGTAACTGGGGGCACTCCAGGTGAAGTTTCCATTACTGCGCAAGACGGAACGGGATTCACCCTCACGAGCACAGCAAATGAAACCAGTACATTCAACTGGTGGATTATAAACGCCTAGGAGTAATTCATGAGCCCACTTGTCGTCACAATCGATACAATTAGAACGCTTGCGTTCGGAGGGATTTCTGGAACCTACGCAACTGTGGGAACCGTTTTCAGTTTTCCCGTCAAATTGATTTGCTTCACCAACAACACGAACGGAGATGTTTTTTTCAGCGATGATGGGACAAACAACAAACTGTTTGTGGCTGCGGGATCTTTCAAGCTGTTCGATTTCACTTCGAATCGCAATGCTTTACAACCTGTCTGGGCCATTCCAAAAGGGACGCAGTATTATGTAAAGCAAAGCACGGCTCCAACGTCGGGTGCGGTTTACATCGAATGTCTGGGGTAATCCATGAGCGATGGCAAAAAGTTTGGTCCCAAATCTCTTGCTAGCGCTGAGGAGAGGCTGGCCGATGTGGAACAAAAGTTTTCTGTTATTCAGCAGAGAATACAAGCATATGACGCGGTTTTGGATGAATTTCGGTCTCTCAAGTCTGAGTTGAAAGGCAACAAGAAAACGATTGAATCTTTCGTTGCGGCGACTTCTTCAATTTTTGATGAGTTGAGCCTTAAGGTCAATACTTATGGGGCTCAATTTCAAATCTTGCACTCAAAGGGAGAATCAAATGCAAAGGCTTTGGATGAACACAAGAATTATGTTAGTAAGTTTGTTGCGACTCATAACAAAATTTATCAAGATTTCAATGAAGTCATCGCAAAAATCAAAGAAAGCTTAGCAGTATCATTCGATCAAAAAAACCAAATCACAAATTCTTTTGCCGAATTTCAAAATTCTCTGGCAACAATCAAATCGTGGCAGGCTTCAACTACTAAAGCGTTAGAAAAACTGACAGATGACCATATCAAATTTAAAGACGCGACAGCAGTCTCCCAAGCCGAAACAGCCAAAGACCAAGCGAAGCTTTCCAAGGCGATTGCTTCCCTCCCGAGCCTACAAGAATGGGCAAACAACTTGTATGGGCGCGTGCAACAAGATGCCGCTTACAGGGAAAAACAAGCAACCGCTTACGTGGATAAAAAGATAACCGATTTGGCAAAAGATTTTGATGCGAACCCGTTGTCGGCCCAAAGCGTGCGAAACGAGCTTTTTAACGAAATACAAGCTTTGGCTCTCGATGGTAAAAATGCATATTTAAAATCGAATAATTGTGCAACCCAACTGGCATTATTAGAAAAGAAACTGGAAAACCTAAATTTGATTATTAAGAAATATGAACTTAATCGATAGATATGAGCCAGGCGGGTGCATTAAATTTAGAATCAAGCCCACTTCCTCCGGAGATTGCTACTGAGTATGTAACCAACAGCGGCACGGCAGTTCCGGCTCTGAATGTGCTTAATGTTCTCGGCGATGGTACCGTTACCACTACGGGCTCTGGAAACACTATTACAATATCGATTAGTGGCACAGGTTACACATGGAATACGATCACAAGCGCGGACAACGTCAAGCAGATTTTAATCGAGAATGCTTACATCACGAGTGGGGTGTCTCAATGCGTGCTACTTCTGCCTCTGACGGCGAACGTCGGCGACTCATTCATTGTGACGGGATTGAGTAGTTTATTCCAGATTACGCAGAACGCCAATCAAAGCATCATTTTTGGGATGCTTACGACAATGACGGGTGTGGGTGGCTCGATAGCCTCAACGGGAACCGGGGATCATGTGACGGTGGTTTGCGTGCAGACGAACTTGGTTTGGAAGGTGATTGACTCCATGGCAAATTTAACAGTGGTATAAGTATATGGCTACAAATAATGCAATTAATCTGAATGCGGTTGGGGTCGCCGGCTATGATGGGGCCGGGACCTTTAATGCTAGCACTATGACTCAGCACTCCCTTCTTCTAGGGGGCGCCAATTCTCACACCATCAATAACCTCGGGGTAGCCACAAATGGTCAACTTCCCATCGGCAGCACGGGTGCAGATCCGGTTTTGGCTACATTGACCGCAGGTACGGGCATCAGCATCACCAATGCAGCTGGCTCGATCACAATTGCGGGCACGGGAGGCGGTTTAACGTGGACTGATGTTACAGGCACTTCTCAAGCGATGGCTGTGAATAACGGTTACACGGCTAACAATGCGGGATTGGTAACGCTTACGCTTCCTACGACAGCTGCTTATGGATCTATTCTTGCTGTGGTGGGAAAGGGCGCGGGAGGATGGAAAATCGCTCAAAATGCCAGTCAATTGATTCACTTTGGTTCCGCTTCGCCAACGACGACTGGAACTGGTGGTTCTTTGGCTTCAACTAATCAATATGATGTGGTTTATTTGCTGTGTACTGTGGCCAATTTGGAGTTCACTGTGACCCAGAGCATAGGAAACATAACAATTGTTTAAGGTTTCATGGTAACCAACAACTCCATTAATAAAAGAACTGAGACTTTGACGGTCACCGGGGGCGATGTTACCATCCAGGCTGGGAATTTAACGCTTCCCAACACGAATTCTGGAGGGACAAACGGAGTTATTAAGCTGGGAACCACGCCATTCATGTCCAATTTTGGAACGCTTACTGCTTTTCTAGGGGGAGCCGGAAATTTTACTAATACTGGCAATAGTAATCTTGGTATAGGCCTTAGTGCGCTTGCTGCATTGACTTCAGGAACTTTCAATGTATGTATGGGGGCTGCCGCGGGAGCAGGAAACACGACTGGAGACTTTAATTTTGCTTTGGGGGCTTTTTCAGTTAATGTCAATACAACTGGACAGCAAAATGTTGGTATTGGAGTTAATGCATTAAGAAATTTAAATCCTGGAGATTATAATTTAGCAATTGGAACTTCTGCGCTTGCTAACTTGTTAACAGGAGGAGCCAATATAGCCATTGGCGTGGGAGCAGGGGCAAACTATTCAGGTGCAGAAAGTAACAATATTATATTTAGAAATAATGGAACGGTTGGAGATAGTGGTGTAATTCGTATTGGCATAGATGGAACACAAACTACATGTTTTATTTCCGGAATTGCCAGTGTTTCTGTCTCAAATATTAATATCGTCACAATTAATACTTCTACAAGTCAGCTTGGTTCCACCAATAGTGTAGTGGTTGCAAACGGAGGAACTGGAGTTACTTCTTTTGCTAACACTTCCGCTCTTTTAGCATCTGGAACAACCACCACAGGGGCTTTGCAAAACATTGCTTCGGTTGCCACTGGACAAGTATTGGTGAGTGCAGGTACCTCGACTCTTCCGGCCTGGAGCGCGTCGCCGTCTGTCACAAGTATCACCTTAGGGGGTGGTACGGCTTTGGGCAATTATGTGGAGGGGACATTCACTCCGGGTGTGGCTTTTGGCGGTGGAACGACTGGCATAACATATGGAACTCAAACGGGAACTTACACCAGAATTGGAAATACAGTATTTTTTTCAGCTGTGATTGTTTTAACAAATAAAGGCAGTTCAACGGGAAATGCGACTTTTACTGGATTACCCATAGCAGCAGTAAATGCAAACCAGCGTGCTGTCATTGCCCAAACACAGAATTTTACATACTCAGCAACTTATACGAATTTGACTTGGGTCAGTGCTGCTTCTACCAATTTCACTTTTTTACAGTTTTCTAATGCGGCTAATACTGTGGCTGCGACAGATGCTAATTTTGCTAATAATACAGGTTTAAGATTTGAAGGTTTCTATTTTGTTTAAGGTAAAAATATGAGTCAAGCGGGCGCACTTAACGCAACTGGAGGGGGTTCGGGTAATGTTCAAACCTTAACGGGCAATTCAGGTGGAGCAGTTTCTCCGACAGCTAATAATATCAACACATTGGGAACCGGTAGTATTACGATTGTGGGGAGTCCGGGAACAAGCACTTTGACAACTCAGCTTACTGGATTAACTAATCACAATGTTCTCATTGGCGCTGGAACTGCAACTATAACTAATGTTGCTCCTAGCGCAACCTCAGGTGTTCCTTTAATCAGCCAAGGTGCCTCAGCAGATCCGACTTTCGGTACCGCAGTAGTTAGTGGTGGAGGTACTGGAGCTACCACATTGACAAACCATGGAGTCCTATTAGGTCAAGGAACATCGGCCGTTGTGGCAACCGGGGTAGGTGCAACAGGAACAGTATTAGCAGGCAATACAGGTGCGGATCCCACATTCCAAACGATAGCTACCTTAGGAGGAATTACAACCATAACAGGCAACACCGGCGGTGCAGAATCTCCCTCGGCAGGCAACTTTAACATTTTAGGAACGGGAAGCATTACAGTAGCGGGCTCAGCAAACACGGAAACAGTGCAATTGACTGGTCTTACAAATCACAACGTTTTGGTTGGTGCAGGCACGGCAACAATCACGAAAGTGGCTCCGGCGGCAACTTCTGGAGTACCTCTCATTTCTCAAGGCGCGGCTGCTGATCCTACATTTGGCACTGCTGTTGTGGCTGGAGGGGGTACAGGTGATACCAGCTTTACGGCCTACAGTGTAATTTGCGGAGGAACTACATCTACAGGTGCATTGCAAAACGTATCGGGTTTGGGATCATCAGGCGAAGTACTGACATCTAATGGCGCTTCGATGCTTCCTACCTGGCAGCCTGCTTCAGGAGGTAGTGGTATAACTACGTTGGATGGTGACACGGGGTCTGCTACGGGAGCCACGGTTACAATTGAAACGAATGTTGCGGGCGTTTTGGCGGGATCGACAGTTCTATTTACTGGAAGCGGCGCGACCTTGACTTATTCTAACACAGATGCAGATTCTAACATATTTGAAGGAAAGTTTGCAGGCAGTGGCGCTTCTGGTAACACAGATTGTACAGCAATTGGAGTTGCAGCAGGAAGTTCAAGCACTAATAATATTCGATGCGATTTTATCGGGGAAAGTGCGGGTGATACTTGCAGTAGTAATGCTGCTTGTTCTTACTTGGGAAGTTTTTCTGGAAACAATTGTACCGGGTGTGATGGCGCGGTGATGATCGGAAACGGATGCGGAAGCGGATCTACTTCGGTTGCTCAATCTTCTTATTTGGGTCAGAATTGTGGAGTGGGATCTACTACTGTATCTGAAAGTGTGTTTGCAGGTTTTAATGCAGCAACGAGTGCATTAAACATATCTAACAGTGTTTTTATAGGAGCGCGTGTAGCAAATAATTCTGCCAGTGGTACCGATAATTCCGTTTTAATTGGAGCCAGCACAGTCCAAACCCCTGGAAGTTTTGTCACTGCAATTGGTGGCCATGCTGGGACTAGTTGCACAGGAAGCGATAACATATTTATTGGATATCAAAGCGCAGTTAATTATGCGGGGACTGAAAATTCAAACATTATAATCGGAAATGGTGGAACGGCGGCTGAAAATAATGTAATTCGTATTGGGACTCAAGGTTCTTCGACAGCGCAACAAAATACTTGCTACATTGCAGGGATTACCGGAGTCACAGTTTCCAATTCGGCAGCCGTTTTGATTGATACAACAACAGGTCAGCTAGGAACGGTTGTTTCTTCTTTGCGATATAAATCTCACGTTCAAGACATGGATTCTTACAGCCAAGAAATCATGAAATTGCGTCCTGTTTCTTATGTATATAAGTCAGATGTAAATATGCAAACGCAATTCGGACTGATTGCCGAAGAGGTGAACGAAGTTATGCCCAACCTTGTTGTTTATGATAAAGAAGGGTTGCCAGAATCCGTGAAATACCATGAATTGCCGATCTTCCTTTTGGCAGAAATTCAAAAGTTAAGAAAAGAAATCAACGCACTGAAAGGTATCACATGAGCGGTCTACTTCCTCCCAATGTACTTAGCTACGAGGGCCAAGTCGTTGTTCCTTTCATCAACAGGACGACGGATCCCACTACGTCGAATTTCCAGTTTAACGTGCCCACGATCTGGATCAACACGGCCGCGGAGCGAGGGTACATCTTGCTTGGCAAGCCCATGAACGTGGCAGCTTGGCAATCTTTCGCCGGGAGCACTGTGGTCACGGAGACTTTGACGGGAAATTCTGGCGGCGCGGTGTCTCCGACTGGAAACAACATCAACGTGATTGGAGCAGGCAGCATAACCACGGTTGGAAATCCAGGCACCAGCACACTCACGGTCCAACTGACTGGGCTCACGAATCACGCGGTTCAGGTTGGGAGTGCAACGACCACGCTCACGCAAGTGGGTCCATCGGCGACAGCGGGTCAGGTACTACAGTCAGGCGGAAGCAGCGCGGATCCGGCATTCTCCACGGCAACTTATCCGGCCACAACTACCGTTAATCAGATTTTATATTCTTCGGCGACGAACGTCGTTTCTGGCTTATCCACTGTTAATAATGGAGTTTTGATAACTGGGACAACTGGAATTCCTTCACTGTTACCAAATGGAACAACGGGTCAGGTTTTAACGGCAACTACGGGCGCGGCGCCAAGTTGGGCTTCTATTGCATTATCAGCCTTTGATAGAATAGCTACTCAAGTTTTCACTTCTAGCGGCACATACACTCCTACTACGGGTATGAAATATTGCATCATTGAGGTAGTTGGAGGTGGAGGCGGTGGTGGAGCTACTACGGCAACGGGTGCTGGAGAGATTTCAGCGGGTTCCGGCGGAGGTGGTGGAGGCTATGCGAGAAAGACTGTATCTGCTGCGACTATTGGTGCAAGTCAAACTGTAACGATTGGTGCTGCGGGTGCTGCGGGTGCCGTCTCTGGAGGGAATGGAGGCGCAGGCGGAACTACTTCTGTAGGGGCTATAATTTCAGCCACAGGGGGTCAAGGTGGATTGGGCGCTTCAAATAGCGCTGTTGTGGCTCAATCTGCTGGATTGGCAGGAGCGGGTTCTGGAGGTGATTTTAATACCGTAGGAAACTCAGGATCTTGTTCTTTTGGTCTGGGAGTTTTGTCTGTTGGATATGGTGGATTTGGTGGTTCTTCTTTTTTCGGAGGAGGAGGGCGAACATCATCTGGTACAGCAGGAACTGCCATAGGAACATCAGGAACTTCTTATGGAGGCGGAGGCGGCGGAGGCATAACCTTTGCAAGTTCTGCTGCTGTTGCAGGAGGAGACGGATTTGCAGGAATTGTGATAATTACTGAGTTTCTTTCGGTTTAAAGTAGCATGGGCAATTGATGGAGTGCTTCGCAAGCGGAATCATAAATAAATGTCCATTGACTTCTAGATAAAAATAATCCTCGAACTGCCAGATTTGTGCCGGAATCTTCTCTTGATATTCAAAGTGCGTAACAAATGTATCTACAGGAGGAAGCATGAAATATCTAATTTTCTTAATGTTGTTAGCAAGTTGCGGTTCGAGGTCGTCCGATGAGCTGGAATCCTTGGCCAAAGATGCCATTAAATCCAAATCAAACATCGAAATCGACATCAAATCCGCGCCAAGGCCATGACGGATCGAGTGGGCATTTTTCCGCCGCCGAAGGACTGGTTTTTGCTTACGATTGCTATATCTGCTTTGGTCATGGTCATTTTGCTTTAATCCCGATTCCCGTTGTTCTCGGGAGGGGTGCAGGTCCCGACTTCGTGATCGCGAAAGCTTAGATCTCGACACCATTCGCGCTGCACGGCTTTGTTGTGTTCTCGATCTTCTCTCTCTTGTTCCAATTCGCGCTGCACTTCCGCCACGTCTAAGTGAAAATCGAAGAGATGGTCTACGATGGCGAGCCTGTCATGAGCCACGACACCGACGACGAGGACGAGCGCCGCGCCGACGATGCCGCCGACCCACGCAAGTAGAGATTGGTTTTCTGTCATAAGGGCTCCGGAGGTGAGAATGTCTCTGTTTCTTGTTCTAAGGGGTCAAAAATCGCGTCATTTCGTTTTAAGCACTCTGGAGTCCTTTTTTCTACAACATCGTCTAAAAAGGCCTTTAAACGCTGAATTAAGGCCATCTGAGATTCCGATATGGTTTGCAATTTCATGCTAGCGCCTTTTTTTGTTATTTACGTTCTACAACGTACCAAATTAATTAATTTACTGCAAATCGAGATGTCTTTCCCATTCAAACTGCGTGCCTTTCTTGCCGAAGAGGAGGTTGTTGCTGCGCTTTGATCCGGTCTTTCCGAAGGCTTTTTTCTTGTATTTTGCATTCCGTTCTCTAGAACAATCCGCGCATTCAGAGTGCTTCATCGAAGGGAAGAGGGCCGCGAAGACTTCCTTGTGGCATGCTGTGCAGATTTTGGTGGCGATTTGTTTAAGCAATTTTTACCTCCAATTCGGCATGCTTCGCGATGTAATTTAATGCCATGCTCACGTGTAGATCTAAAGCTGTTTGCGATTTATTAATAAATTCTTTAGTTGGCGTGTGCATGAAGATCGGAACAGCGAAATTCCCTATGGGAGCATTTCGAGGCGGTGTCCATGAAATCATCAACAAGCTGTTGGGAAAGTGGTGAGACGAGGTTATGGCCACGCGAACACCTTTTGGCAAGCCGGCTTCGACTTTTTTAATGAATTTTTTTGACCAATCGAGATTGAATTCATAATCGCGGTGGCCTTCTCCGGAGGGTTCTTGTTGTTGTGGTTTGTTTTTAAATAAATTCGACATTGCCAAAAACCTCCTCTTCGATGCTTGAGCCTAAATGTTTGTCTAAAACTCGGCAAAAATCTCGATGTTCAATCAAGCCGCTAACGCTAAAGTTGGGGCTTTTTTTGTCTCGTAACACGTGGGCTTTGTAATAAAATTCCAGTCCTGAGCATTCCGCTGGATGCTCCGTCACCAAGCGTTCCACGATTGCATGATTTTTCTTAAAGTTTTCAAGTTGTTTGGGTTTTAAATTTTCAGTGAACGGCAGTTGTTTTTGGGTTTTTGGTTTAGTTTCTTCCTTTGGCTTGGCCAAATCTTGGTCGATCCAATCTTCGATTTTTAGATCGTGGCGTTTATATTTTTTGAAGCTTGCCGGGTTTTGTTGGGAGTGACGGTACAACCTTTCGGCGTACTGATCCACCAGGGATTCCATGCCCCCGTACTTCTCAATCAACCTCGAGCGCTGTTCGGTTGTAATCAAAATTTTATCTTCAAAGCGACCAACGTAGTGGCTGGCCGGGGCGGGTGCGGGAGGCGGAGCCGACTTTGGCGAAGCCCTCTCTCTCTCTTTAGCCTTTATATCTGTAGGTTTAGAATCTGTATGTTTAGAATATGATCCTATATAAGATCGGGGACTTTTCTCCATTCGAGAGGGGACTTTTCCCTCATCGAATGGGGACTTTTCCCTTTTCGTAAACATTTCTTTAAATCTTATACAGCTTTCTTGATCCACTTGAAAGGCTTTTTCATTGACAAATGCATACCAATTTGTGTGATTTAAACGGTTTTTGTTGAAGTTTCCTTTCATCAAAACTCCAAACGCTACCAACTTATCAATCAAATATTTTACTTCTTCGAAACTCCAGTAAGGAAAGTGAGCTTTGATATCTTTTTTCTTTTCATACATCCAGCACCGTTCTTGATGTATATGGTCTTCCTTAAACCGGTTGATTCTAATCCAATGCTGAAAGTGGTGAATTAGAATTGCGCACTCAATGCCATATTCTGTGGCTAAAGCGATGTCAAAACTGTGATGTTGTGAGGAAATTGATGCCATATGTGATCTCCTTTTTCATTGGAGATCCTGAAGCCGGAGTATAAAACCTTTTCTTTATTGCGTTTTTAATTTGGTTAAAAATACAATGAGGAGTAAGATCTTACGTGTTCGAGTAAGAACACTTTGTTATTTTGATCCGAGTGTGATGGCTTCAGGATCATTAATAAACTAGTTGCCCCGGGGCCTGTGCCTCGGGGTTTTTTCTTTTCCAAAATTTCTTGAACAAAATTTCTCTGCAAGCGTAAACTTTTCCGAAAAAAGGAGCGCAGCTCATGTCCTACCTGTTTGATAAAATCGAAGATTTTAGAGAGAAATTTCAACATTTGTATGTTCACAAGAAAAAGTTGTTGGCTTTGGACAATTTGTCGCAAGCTATTCCATTCCAGCATAATGACTATTTGATTTTAATCAAGCGTTGCATGCGCGAAGGGTTCCTCTCTGCAGAGGAAAATTCTTTTTTAGTGTACCTTGTCGGCAAATATTTTTCCGGTAAAAACTTTTTGGACTGGACGCACCGCACTCCGTGGCTCAAAAAAGAGATGCGCCGGCTTTCGCGCGAAAATCCGAAGCGGACTCCCATGCAACAAGACCTATTTAATTGGAATAAATTGCGCGAGCAAGTCAAACCGGCCGCACCTGCGATGCCGATTCCTAAGCCCGTGCAACGCTGTACCAGGGTATCAGCGTGAATTACTTTTACGTTTTTGCGTTAACTTTCTTTATATTAATGTTAATTATAATTAGTTATAAGCTGGAAAAGTTAATCTTTCATTTGAAAGACAGGAAGGAACAAGTTATACAATTGTTAAGTGATATAAATCAGAAAATTATAAAATATAATTCAGAAACGAAGTATCAGAACGAAATTCATTTTAAAGAATTGAAGTCAGACATTTTGCACAACGCAGCCGAATTTCATCGGTTACGCGAAGCGCTCAAGGCCAAAGAAGAGGAAGAGCTTTCTAAACTCTCCCTCGGGGTTGTGGCTCAAGGCGTCAAGCGGAAACGACCTCGTCGGGAAGGGGAAGATTCTGCGCCTCCGAAAGCCGGACCAAAAACTTTTGATACGCCGTCTTGAATTTGGGAAGCAGATCGGGAATGAGTGCCGATCTGATGATTACATCGGGATTCTCGTTCTTCTTGGCCGCCAACTCACTAAGGTACTGTTGTAACGCAGTTACATCGATGCCGTCCGACTTAAGATGCTCCTCTAGGCTATTAAGTGGAATGGGCGGCTCTTTCTCTAAAAGTTTTGGTTGCAAGATGATTTCATCCGGATCTTCGCAAAAGCGTTGCTCCGCAGGAATGCCGGCAATATCATGGCCCTCGTCTTCCGAGTAGCACGCTCCGACCACATCCGAAAACAATACCCTCCCAAGCCTTGCAATCGCTCGATTGTATAACATGTCTTTGGGGTAACTCTTCCACGTCGGCGAAGCCAGCAATCCGGCCAGTTTTGCATCTTCCATATCGAATTCGCTTTTATAAGAATCGCCATTGTCTTTTCGCACGCCGATGATCACGCATTTCTCTCTAGTATGCTCGGTCACCTTGACGCTGTGTCCCGCGCTTCGGATGCGGTCGCTGATAAGGTGGCCTGCCATGGTTATTTTACCCTTTATAACGTGAAACCCTCCATTAAGAGCCTTCATGGGCGAAACTCCTAGGTCAGCCGCGCTTAGCATGACGTTCGTGGCCTGATCGACCGACATTTGTCCGTAGCAACCGGATCTGATGGCAATGGTTGCGAGTTCCTTGTAAGTGGTGATTTTTTGTTTTTGTTCTTCATATTTGATTATTTGAGTCATGATCTTGTCCTTAATGTTGTAACCGATTCTTCGTAAATCTCGATTCCATCGACGCAGTCGAGGCCGAGTTTGATGTCTTGTAAAAGCTTCTTCTCATCGATCATGAGATACTTAGGGGGAACTTTAGACAAGTCGACGACGCGAAAACGCTTCTGGACCTTGGTCACCGCCGAGGCCCCTTCACCGCGAATCACCTTCTCCAAAGCCGGTACATAAACTTCGTCGGCCGCGTCGAAAAGTTCCGCCGCCGCGCGAAGCCGAGCTTCTTCTTCTTGGCGTTTCTGTTCCAAAAGACTTTGGTAAGAGGTTGCCTTGGCGTTCGCGACCTCGATGACTCCGTCCAATGGATCTGTTAATTCTTTGGCTTTGTCATTAATCGAAGCGACTTGCTTGCGGAGCGGTTCGGTTAGGAGCTTGCGTTTCTCGTCCACACATTTCTTCCACGCCCGGGCTTGACTGTACAACGAGGTCATCTTTTTATAAGTAACTTCGTTATCCACGACTAAAGCCGAGGCGAAGCTGAACATGTCTTTGATTACGCTTTTCACTTGGAGGGTATTTTCCTCCAAGCTGACTGGCATTTCTTCTGAAAAGATATCAAGCGTCATTACAAGCCTCCTCTTCATAACATTCGTTACAAATGATTCGGCCTCTGAAAAAATCAGCTATTTCTCCGCATTCTGGGCAAAACACTTGTGGTTCGGGTTCTAAATAGATATCTAGCATCGCAGAATCCTCTCGACTTCGCTGATTTCAGACCATAAAGCCTGGATAAGGGCGGACCGCATCTCAGCCGATTTGGATTCTAGTTCTAAAATATTTTCTTGGCACTGCAAAATTTGTTGTACCGATTCTTCTAGTTCGGTTACACTGACGTCTGAGTAATTTTTCATATGTTCCTCTCGTGTGCCCCTGATTCGTGGTCAGGGGTTTTTTGTTGATGTTGATGGCTAAATCATAACGTAAGTGCGATTAAATGAGAATCACTTTTTCTCATTTTCTTTGTTTTTCCAGTATGTGCGGATGGCATTCACGCACTGCGCTCTTATGTTAAGATCAAGTCTATATTCAAAAATGCGCGGCAGCATTCCGTTCTTGTCCAGCTTAATGAAAAGGTATCTCGGGTATAATGATATTTTATTTTCGGCCAAAAGCA